TGATGCGGAAATCAGGCACGCCGTCTTTCCAGTGAACGAACTTGGGGACCGGATAGCCACGCGCATCGCGTGGGAGGCGATCAATGCGCGCGGTCACATTATTGAGCGGGCGGTTGATCATGCCGCCACCTCATCGGCGATAATAACCGTCGCCTGGCGACCGCCGATTTTGTGCGGGCCCTTGCCGAACGCCTCGCGAGCCCGCTTCAATGCATCGCCGAAAGTCCACGGCATGTCGCGCACGATCTCGTTCCACGCGGGCGGCAAAACCGTCGGCCCGAAGGCGTGCGGCAGGTATGCATATTTGTTATCGACGACCGCGCCATTGAACCCGCGATAGTGCAGGTATTGCGTCAGGGCACAGTGCCGCCCATCGATATAATCGTATGTCTCTTTCGGGCTTTTCGACGCCAGAAAATCGATCAGGCTGCTATTGTCGAAAACGGGCTTCATTGGCGTAATCCTTCCATGTCCCCGGCGGGGAAAAACGCTTGCTGGTAATTATCCAAGGCGGTGGTGGTCAAAGCGGTGAGGAACCTGATCGCTGCGGCCTTGGCGTGCGGCGGCGCGTCGCGAAAGCGGATCGTATAGGCGGCCATCGCCATCTTCACCGCCTCCTCACAGAATTCCTCCTGTTCCAGCGCGTTGGCGCATGCGTTCAGCTCCGCGCAAAGAAAGGCGTCGATCCTTTTCCGCATTTTCCTAACTGCCGGTTTCATCATTTTGCTTTCCCCTTGTCCTCAATCATCTTGATCCGGCGCAGCTTGATATTCAGGCAAATGTCTTGTGCATGATCGTCGCCTTCAAACCGGGCCATCGGGTCAAGGTTGGTCCAGATTTCCTCGACGGTTTCCACGTCGTTCGCCTCGAACAGGCGGTCGCGCAATTCATTCACATAGGACTCCCAATCGTCGTCAATTGCCGAGCTGATCCCGCCGCCGATGATTTCGCCGTCCTCTGTGACAGCCTCGGTGTCCGTGGCGGCCTCGATCTCCGTGGTGGCCTCGGCATTCTCGCCGCCACTTTCGTCGATAGTCTCGCCGTCGATGATCGGGCCGCCCTTATCGCTGTCCTGCGGGGCATCGTTTGGCGCTTGGCTTGCGTCAGGCCGAGGGCCTGGCCGGGGCGGTCGCGGCGCTGGGGCGGCGGCCTCCGGGGACACAACCCGCATGTCGCTGTGCTCGGCGGCGTCTTCTATCCTGATAGCCTCGGCGAGTTCCGGGGATTGCGGAATACGCTTCGTCAGACGGCGGATTGCCGTCTTTTTCGACATCTCGACTTCATCCGTGGCCCATGGCGTCGATTTGATTTTGCCTTCGGAGAAAGCCTTCCATCCGTCAGACCTATCGCGGATCGCGTGGGCTTGGGCGACGGTGAGCGGTTCAAAATCGCTTTCGCCATCCTTGTATTTGACGACGGCGTAATAGCCGACGACGGGGCCACGATCCCCGAATAGATCGGGCTTGTGGACGAGCTTTTTGTCGTCGCCCAAGCTCGCCTCGAAGAAATCCTTGGCGTGGACCTCATGGGCATACATCATGCTTATCTCACCGGACTGGCGGCCCAGCTTGATCAGCCCGCGATATCCGATGCGAAGCTGCGGTTCCTTGCGCTTCGCCTTGCCGTTCCACCCGGCGATCAGATAAGCCTCGCCGAGCTGCGGGTCTAAATACAGGCCGAGCGCAGCCGCCTTTGAAATTTCGCGGAAGATGAGGCGCGGATCGAGGTCCATCAATTCCGGCGTCTGCATCATTGCGTTGACAAGGTTTCGCTCGAACCGCTCCGGCCTGACGTGCGGCGGCATCCCGGCGAAAAGCTCTGTCCGCTTATCAGGCGGTAAAACCTCCATTCGGAACTGATCAAGTCTCGTTTTCTGTGGCTGATCCTGATTTGTGGTTTTTGCAATTGCCTGATTCATCGCCTTGCCTTTCCTTAAACTGTCCGCTGCTCCTCGACGATAATCATACCCGGCAGCGTGACCTTGGCGCGGGCGAGACGGTCGGCGAGAGTCTGCGCCGCTTGCTTGATTTCATCGTGATCTTTCACGGCAGCGAGGAAGAGGTCGAAGTCCTCGATCTTTCCGCTGCGATAGGTGCGCAGCGACGCGGTTCCGCTTTTGGGCCCGGCGCGCGGCTTCTGATATTCCGCGTCCTGCTTGGCCTCCATGGCGGCGGCGACCATCGCCCCGGCCTTGGCTTCCTCCTCCGGCGTCCTCGCCCTGGCGGCGGCTTCTTTTGCCTCTTGGCGCAGGCGTTCGGCCTCGGCCTCGGCGGCGGCGACGCGCTCGCGTTCGAGCCGCTGCTGTTCCAACAGCCATTTATCCAGATGCCGCTTTAGCAAGACCTTGTAGCCGTTCGGCTGCTCGCGCAATTCTTCCCACTTGGCGTCCACGCGCTTGGCCTTGACGATGTGCGGGGCCTTCTCATCGCCATGGAGCTTGTCGGCCCGCTTGGCGATGTCATGGCAGCGCTTTGACCAAATCGCCGCGCGGCTGGCTTCCTCTTTCGACGTGATCGGGGTTTTGAGAAATGCCTCGACCAACTCCTTTTCGCCGAGCCATTCGATATTCAGCGCGTCGAATGGATCGGCCTCGCTGAGATTGTGGCCGATGCCCGCCGGAGCTTCCGGCTCATCGGCCCAGCCCTTGCCTTCGGTAGCGCGGTCGAATGCTTCCTCGCTGATCGGCTGTCGCACGGCCCATTCGAAAAGATCGGATATGCGGTCAGGATCGACCGGCTGGCCGGATCGCGTGGCGTGCCAAAGGCCGAAATCATCCTGCCAGAATTGGACCGGCTCCCAGGCTTCGCCCTTGCGGCGCACCCGAAAAAACCCGGTCCACACCTCGCCGGGGTGAATGACCAGCTTTCCGGTGCCAATCTTGCGCGGATTATCCAGCGCGGCCCGCCATTTTTCCCACGGATCAACCATCATGTCGCATCATCCTCATATGCGCCGGGCGGCGCCTCGATCATTGGCAAGCCGATCTGTCCGCGATAGCCGTTAAAGCGATCTAGGCAGGCCTTGCACACAAACCGGGGAACACCGGCCAGAATGACCGATGGCACCAGCATTGGGTTAAAACTGAAAACTCGATTGCATCCGAGGCAGGGCGCGATAGCGAAAACAGACATCATTTGCCATGCCTCCTCGCCTGACTGACCGGCGCGTGTCCTGCGCCGGTCAGCCTTCCGTCAGCCAACAATCCAAGGAAGTCTTTGTTATGCACACCGCCGGAGCGATATTCGCCGGTGCACCATCATGAAAGCAAATCTTGCTCTGATGCACAAGGGGCTAGTAAGAAAAAATTGCAAAAGTGATTGGGAGGTTTTTCGCCGGGTAAGATTTCGGACGGCGGGAGGCGAGGCGGTCACCCGCCTCCCGACGCGAGTGGGTTATCGGCTCGCGCGATTGCGAGCGACCCACTGCTTGACGCGGATTAGGTCCATTTCGGCTTCGCTCAGCAGGAGCGGGACCGGCGCGCGCTTGGGGAATTGCAGGAGATATCCATAGTCGCCCGTCGCCGGATCATAGGTCACGTGGCTGTGCCTGATATCGGGGTGGGCGCCCCGGCGGATCATGGCGGCAATCTGCCGCGCGCCGAAGTCGTTCTGTTGCCGGGTATGGAGGACCATAGCGGCGGCATTCTGGCTGGCTTCGTGGTGCACCCACGCGGCCTCATCAAGATAGCGGATGTGGGCGGCAAGCCGCTGGCCATCCTCGGTCGTCACATGCATGATTGATTGATTGTTTAAGCGGGTAATGCGGAATTCGGCTAATGCCGGTATATCGTCGGTCCCATCTAAAGCCGGAACCGTCTCGCAAGTTATCATCCGTCCCATATTCGTGGCTCCCTTAGTGAATTCAGGGCTTTTTCTTTTGCGCAGCCGCCTTTTGTTGCTCTAGCCACCGCAGCCGATTATCAATCATCGACTGAAAGTGTTCATAGAGCGGGTCGTATTCCTCCGGCGGCAGCAGCTCAAGTCTCGCATCTATGCTTTGCCTGCCAATTGGCGTGCCACCTCCGGTGGTCAGCCACACAAGGGATATGTCGAAGACGTCGGATATTCGTTCGAGATTTGCACGCTTGACGCCTTTCCCGACTTCCCAATTTCCTACCGCTCCGCGCGTCACGCCCAGACGCTCGGCAAAATCGGCCTGACGACCGATGCCAAGGACTTCCGTTCGCAGATATCGGATACGCTCGCCTAACTCCTGGTCGGCTTGCTGATCCTGTTCTTTTTTCCCCATTTTCATTCTTTTTGGCCGCCAATCTGGCGCAGCGTATGAAGCATGATTGCCCCTCGCTATCCGGTTTTATTGTCTAACCTTGCCACAACCTTGCCACAACCAATACGGCCTCGGCAATAATTTTTCGTAAAAAACGATTGTGCATTTGGGAAAGATTTGCTTTCATCAGGAGCATGGAACCCAGTAAGGAAACATTGCACTCGGACCCCAGCGCCATCGCCTGCGATGCTGCGAAGGCGCTTGCCGGTGGCGCCAACGCGCTCGCCAAGAAGCTCGGTGTAAAGCACCAAGTGGTCTACGGATGGACGCGGGTTCCTCCAAAATGGGTGCTGCGCGTCGAAAAAGAGACCGGCATTTCCCGACACAAATTGCGCCCGGATGTTTTCGGCCCGGCGCCCGATAGCAAAGAAGCGGCGGCCTGATGGCCGCCTGACACTGTTTCCCGCCGTGGCTCCAAACGACCGGCTGGGAAAGTGGCCACCGCGTTTTCCGGCACCTGCAGCGCGGTGGCCGCTCCAACCCTCAGAGGAGAACACCGATGCATGCGACCATAGGCGACAATTCCAATGCGCTGACGCCCGGCGAGGCCAAAGCGCTATACATGCACCACTTCAAACTGATCCAAGCGCAGACGGAAATCGTCAAAGCCGAAAATGCTGCAAGAAAAAAGCTGCGCAAAGAGGCCAAGGCAGACGGAATCGTTCTTGCCGACATTGATTTCGGCCTCCGGGTGGCAACGCTTGAAGACCCGATGATTGTGGTCGAGGAACAGCGCCGCCGGGCCGAGATCGGGCGCTACTTCGCGCTGCCCATCGGCGCGCAGACCGAGCTTGATTTCGGGCGCGAGCCGCTCGTCGAACGCGCCGCCCGCGAGGGCGAGCGGGCTGGCTACGAAGCCAAGAACGCCGACACATGCCCCTATGACGCGGCATCCGATGCGGGCCGGGTCTGGCTGGACCACTGGAAGCAGGCACAAGCGCAAATGCTCGCCGACTGGAAATCCGGCATGGATAAGAAGCAGGCAGAGCGCGCCAGCGCCGCCAATCCTGCCGCCGCCGACAATGGCGAGAACGATCCGCCCGAAGATGACGACGAGATCGCATAAGGAGGCGCCGCTATGCCTTTCAGCGATGAGGACCGCAGCCGAATTGCCGGGATGATCGAGGCGGGATGGTCGCGGCGCAGGATCGCTGACGTGTTCGGGATGGGGCGTAATGCCTTCATTGGAAAATTCCACCGCGACAAACAGCTAAGGGGCATAGCCCCGCCGCCGAAACCACCGGCGAAACCAAGGGAAAGGCGTTCGTCCGTGCCATCTGTGCCCATCCTAAAGAAGCACAAATCCGCGCCGGAAGTGGTGCGCAAGGAGCCGCCGCCGCCGGTGCCAGAAATGCGCCGCGTGCCGCTGTTCGAATTGGAACGCGGAGAATGCAAATGGCCCGTCGAAATGGACAGCAAAGTCCCCGGCGGCCACTTGTTTTGCGGGGCGGCGACGAAAGACCTGCAAGGCTGGTGCCCTTATCACGTATTCCGTGGCTATTCCCCGGCGCGCACGCGGGGTGCCTCATGACCAATCCTGAAAGCCTCCGCACGAAATGCCCGCGATGCGGCAAGCGCTTAGGCGCGGCGGAACTCATCGAGCAGTTTTGCGACGACTGTGGCGATCTGCGGAATCTCAAGCCGAATGACAGAAAGGCGGCATGAAATGACACTGACCAACGATCATATCGCCATCATCAAAGGCATGCTCCTGCGCGGCGATGACATCCACCATGTCGCGGCGCTCTTTGGCGAAAACGCCGGGCGCGTATCCGAGGTAAAAGCGGGCATTCCAGAATTTGCCGGGCCGCCCAAGCGCGGGAACGGCAAGCGCGTATTGCGGGGCGCGGAAGTGGCGCCTGCGCCGCCGGAGCGATTGCCGCCGCCGGGGCCATATTTTCTCAATCTGATTGCCGAGCGGGACATCGTACTTGATGGCCTGGAATCCGTCGAGGAGGCGGTCGCCTACTACGTCGATGCCTATAAGGGCGAAGCGGCGCGGGACATGCAGCGCCGCTATCACAACGCGCTCGCCGAGCGGAAACGCGAACTTTACAAAGGCAGGCTGAGATAATGACGACGGCTGATCTGGTCAAATACGATGCGGCCTGCCGCGCCATCGCCGAAGCCAAAAGCATCGATGAGGTCAAGGAAATCCGCGACGTCGCGATTGCGATGAAGGCCTATGCCCGGCAAGCACAGAACAAGACGTTGGAGGCCGACGCCGCCGAAATTCGGATGCGGGCGACCAGGCGGCTTGATCAGATGCGGCAGGCGCAGAAGGAAACTGTCGGACTGGCGAAAGGCGGCCAGCCATATCAGGCTACCGGGTTATTAAAAAACCCAGTAGCACCCACGCTGGCCGAGGCCGGGATCAGCAAGAACCTCGCCAATGAGGGGCGCAAGCTCGGCGCCTTGAGCGACGCCGAATTCGAGGTCGCGGTGGCGGAAACCCGCAAGGCCGTCACCAGCGCCACGAAAAATGTCATCAACAAAATGACCAAGGCGAGCGACCGGGCCGACCGCGAGGCCGCCCTTGGCGAAAAGATACGGGCATCCAAGGATCAGCTCGGACGCGCGGTGAAAACCTATGGCGTCATCCTCGCTGATCCGCCGTGGCAATTTGAGCCTTATAGCCGCGACACCGGCATGGACCGGGCGGCTGACAACCACTATCCGACGTCGCCCGTCAGCGAATTGTCCGACCTCAAGCCGCCGAGCGCGAATGATGCGGTGCTGTTCATGTGGGCGACCGTCCCGATGCTACCCGACGCGCTGGAACTGATGGAGGCGTGGGGCTTCACTTATCGCTCGCACGTGATCTGGACCAAGGATCGATTGGGCACCGGCTATTGGGCGCGCAATAAGCACGAACTTCTGCTGATCGGCACACAAGGGAACGTTCCGGCCCCGGCGCCGGGCCATCAGCCGGAGTCGGTGATCCTCGCCTCGCTTGGGCGCCATTCGGAAAAGCCGGAGGTGTTTTATGAAATCATCGAGACGATGTTTCCGAGCTTGCCGAAGTTGGAAATGTTCGCGCGTTCGGGGCGCCCTGGCTGGGATCATTGGGGCGCCGAAGCGCCGGAGGCCGCGTGATGCTGATCCTCGGCCTCGATCAAAGTATCACGCAAACCGGCTGGGCGCTGTATTCCTATCCCGGCGACGAGCGGCACATAAAATGCGGTTCGTTCTCGTCCATCGGCGATGATGCTGAGGCTCAGTGCGCGCAGTTTGCTTATCATTTGAAGCGGGTGCTGGGGCCGAAGGATCGGCGCCCGGATTTTATCTGCTGGGAGCGCGCCAAGCGCCAGATTTCCGCCTATCGAAAGAAACCAAACGCCGACCTGCTCGGCCTCGGCGGCGATGCCATCATGACCGTCAATGCCGATCAGCTCTTGCTGCCGGAGATACAGGGCATCATCCGCGCGGCGGCGATCTTTTATCGCATCCCCTATGAATCGGTGTCCCCGGCCACATGGCGGGCGGCGCTGTATGGCCGGGGCGGCGGCAAGCTCCCGCGCGCCGATGCCAAGGCCAAGGCCAAGGATTACTGCAAGGCGCTCGGCATCCGGTTTGAAAACGAGAACGAGGCCGAGGCGGCATGCATCGCCCGCTGGGCGGCGACGTGCTCGATGCAATTCCGGCTCCATATGGCGGGAGCGGCGGCATGATGGAAACCCGCAATATCGGTCAAAGGCTGATCCGAAGCGAGCAATTCCTGCTGGGG